AAGACAATTACCGCTTAGGAGATGACATACAGAGCAAAGTGCTTGCTTTTGCTTTTGGTCTATCAGCCGAGATTGAGCGTAACCTTATCAGTCAGCGTACTAAAGAGGCGTTGGCACGCAAAAAAGCAGAGGGAATGGTACTTGGTAGGCAAAGAGGTTTCCGATGTAGACTCAACTCAAAATGTACCGAGAAACACGAATGGATCGTCAAAGAATTAGAAAAAGGTACGCAGAAAAAAATTATTACTAAAAAACTAAAAATATCAAAGACAACCTTCTATCGTTACCTTGTATATACAGGGTTACATAACCCAATGAATTGTCAGCAAGAAGGATGGAAAGAATATGGGATATACCATTAAATAAATTTTTGGAAAAAGATTTTATATGAAAACACTATATAAATCAATCGTAGAGACCGCAGAGCAGGCGGGAATAAAAGTACTTTCAGATGCACGCTGTTGTCAGTTATTAGCGTGGGTGTTGGAGATAGGAGGTTATACAGAGGAAAGTACTCATAATTTAAAACTTAATCAGGATATTTTAATGGCACAAAAACGCCTGAATATATTAGGAGGTGAAACACCTAATACTGAAATGGTAACTATATTGAAGAAGTATCATTCAGAACTTCTAAACTATTTAAACAAAAAGACAAAAAAACCTCAATGGCTAATAGACTTTGAAAATTACTATAAACTGAAACCTTACAATAATAATTAATAACCGATTTGAGATGAGATTGAGTGCGCATAAATCTTTATCAAATCTCTAATTTCAAATCAAAATGAATGAGTATCAGAAATTTTTGCAACAGAAGCAACGGGCAAAGGAGCATAAGGGATTTACTCCACTACCGATGAACCCTAAATTATTCCCCTTTCAGCAGCATATTGTTGCCCAAAACGTTATGAAAGGCAAACACGCTGTATTTGCTGATTGCGGATTAGGAAAGACGGTAATGGAACTTGAGACAGCAAGCCAAATTGTAAGACACACCAATAAGCCCGTGTTAATCATTGCTCCATTAGTAGTGGTTGCACAAACTAAAAGAGAAGCAGAAAAGTTCGGGTTTGATCTTGATAAGATAACGATCACCAATTTTGAGAATTTGCACAACATCAACCCACAAGAGTATGCAGGGCTGATCGTCGATGAAAGTTCGATAATGAAAAACTTTGAGGGGCAAATTAAAAAACAACTATTTGAGTATTTCCATAATACCCCTTATAAGTTTGCTTTTACAGCTACTCCCTCCCCTAATGACCCAATGGAGTTGGCAAACCATTCAGAGTTTTTGGGCTATCAAAGCAGGTTAGGAATGCTTGCCACTTACTTTATCAACGACCAAGGCCACACAAGCAAATGGAGATTGAAAGGGCACGCAGTAGAGAAATTCTACCAGTTCGTATCGAGTTGGGCGATAATGCTTACCAACCCTGCTGATATAGGTTACCCAATGCAAGGGTATGATTTATCAGAGGTAATTTACGAGGAACACCAAATTATTACACAAAACAATTTTAGTAATGGTTTGTTATTCCCTGATATGGCAGTATCGGCTACTGACTTTAATAAGGAGTTAAGGCGTACTAAGAAAGAACGTATTTCTAAGGCTATTGAGATTGCTAATGCTGATGATGATCCTCATATTGTGTGGGTAAAACTCAATGATGAAAGCAAGGAGGTTACGGCTGGTATTCGTGGAGCGGTAGAAGTATCAGGAAAAGATGAGCCAGAGGAAAAGGCGCAAAAGCTATTAGACTTTGTGGACGGCAAATACAGAGTCTTAGTAACCAAACCGCAAATAGCAAAGTATGGGCTAAACTTTCAGCACTGCCTACATCAAACCTTTATGAGCCCTGACTTCTCTTTTGAGGGCTTTTACCAAGCAGTAAGAAGATCCCACCGTTTTGGAAAAAAAGGTGATGTAACAGTGAATATCATCACTACCGACACTATGCAGAATGTTATGAGTTCTATAAGAGAAAAAGAGACACAATTCAAACAAATGCAAGAATTAATGATTAAAAACCAAGAAATATGCAAACACCTACATTCAGAGCTATACACGGCGATTGCGTAGAGGAGGTAGCAAAACTCCCTACTGATAGTATAGATTTCTCAATATTTAGCCCCCCATTTGCTGAGTTATACGTTTATTCAGATGATATTCGTGATATGGGTAACTGCCAAGATTATGAAGAGTTCTTTGTACATTTTCAGTTCCTTGTAAAAGAATTAGCAAGGGTAGTAAAGAACGGACGATTAGTAGCCGTACATTGTATGGACTTGCCCGCTATGAAAGGCAAAGATGGGTATATAGGTCTCAAAGACTTTTCGGGTATGCTCATTCAGTCCTTCCAAAAAGAGGGGTTTATTTACCACGATAGAATAACAATTTGGAAGAGCCCAGTAGTAGAAATGACCCGTACCAAGTCTATCGGATTGCTTCATAAAACGATCAAAAAAGATAGCAGTATGTCTCGCACGGGTATTCCTGATTATATCTTAGTGTTTCGCAATGCAGGTGATAATCTTGTACCGATTACACACCAAGATACTGATGAGAAACAAGAGAATTATCTACCAGTGAATTTGTGGCAAAAGTATGCCGAGCCAGTATGGTATGATATCAATTACTCCGATACCTTGCAATACACCAGCGCACGTGATGAGAAAGACGAGAAGCATATTTGTCCATTACAACTCGAAACTATCAGGCGTTGTTTGCATTTGTGGAGCAATGAAGGCGAAACCGTATTAAGTCCGTTTGGAGGTATAGGAAGTGAAGGACACGAGAGTTTGAGGCTAAAACGCAATTTCATAGGGATAGAGTTAAAGCCTTCTTATTACAACCAAATGCAAAGGAACTTACAACGAATGATAGATGATCTTAATCAAACAACGTTATTCTAAATACATCATTCATTTGTCTCCCCTTGTCTTTGGCGAGCGTTATTATTTGGCGAGCCATTGTCCTGAGAGTAAGTTAAGTACAAGGGGAGTTTTTTAAAAAGAGCAATCTATGGAAAGAGAAAGTTTTGTGTTTTATAGTTCATTCCTAAAAGCCATTAGAGCGATAAAAAAGAGGGACATTCAAGCCGAGTTAGCACTTGCCATAATCGAGTATGGAATAACAGGTGAAACTGGAGAATGTGGCGAAATGGTAAGTATGGCAATGGAACTAATAAAACCACAGATAGAAGCTAATAATCAAAGATACATTAACGGGCTTAAAGGTGCTGAACACGGAGTTAAAGGAGGAAGACCGAGAAAAGAAAAACCCCAAGAAAACCCCACAGAAACCCCTAAAAAACCCCAAGAAAACCCCACAGAAACCCCTAATGTAAATGTAAATGATAATGATTTATTTCAACAAACAAACAAACAAGCGGGTGCGCACGAGGAAAAACCAAAAGCCGAAAACTCAACCTTAAAAGCCTATGAAGATTTTAATGGAGATGCTATCGCGCTGGCGGGCTGGTTGTCGAAACGTTGGAATGATGCTAAAAGACATTACAATGTTGGGGCAATAGGTAATGTTGCGATATTGGGTAATGCAAGAATGAACCTCATAGAAGTAGCCAAAAACTACACACAAGGCGAAATCGAATTAGCAATTAAAGGCGTATTCATCCAAAAACAAATTTATCCGCAATTCACCCTATCGCCTGACAAAATGTTAGAACCAGACCATTTTAGCACGTTTTACAACGCTGGACTTACAAATACTCAACTCTACAATAAAGAGCCTCAAAAAGGGCGGAAAAGTAGCAAAAACGGGGTAACGCGCAATATTGGTGATTTGTAATTTTGATTTAACAACTAAAATTTTATAAAAATGATTAAAAACACAATGGATGTAGATGTAGCCTTGCGACGACTGCAATACCTCGCTAATCGCAAAGGAACGCCTGATGATAAAACAGCATTTAACGCCGTACTAAAATTCATCAAAACATCGCAAGAACAACAAACGGATAAATACCCGTTGCTATCGAGATTATTTTGCTTTGTATTCCTAAATCGCTATCTATTTGCCAAAGATATTGACGAAAAAGCTACTGCCAGCAGCATATTGGCACACGTACACGAAATCGTTCAAAAACCGCTCGAATGGTGGATAGATGATATAGCTGAAACGACAAAAATGTTGCGATACGAAACAGCATACAAAGACTATGAAAAAGCACTGCGTGAGGCAAAAAGAGTAGCGGAAGCCAATAAAACACCTGCAGAAGACAGCGAAACTCTCGAAGATAAGTACAAATCTGAAGATGTTTTGAGAATTGCAAGAGAAAAAAGCGAAATCGCAAAGGAAAAAATGGCAGATTGTATTGCAGTTTTGCAAAAGGAATACAAAAAAGAGGAAATCGAATACTTTATCAAGTCAGAAATCACTAAATTATCGCTATTATGTCGTTAAAAATACAAGAAATAGAAGAAGGAGTTGAACTATCCCCCTTTGATGATTTGTGGTTTGAAAGAGAGTATGAGAAAGCATACGTGCCACTCGATAAACCGCTTCCTCCGCCTGAAACTCTCATTAGCATCGGAGAGCATCAGTATAAGGGTAATTACTACCCTACAACAGTGATGACGGCAGGAAGTTTTAGCGTGATTGCTGCACCAAGCAAGAGCAAAAAAACATTATTCAAAACGCAATTATGCGCTACCTACATCGGAGGGAATGCATCATATCGCTTTCCGCTACTACGAACCCACCGCAAGAGTGATGAGTACGTGTTAGACTTTGATACAGAGCAATCCGATTATTACGCCCAACGTACTTTTAAAGGCGTTGCCGAAGTAGTAGGTACAACATATCCTCAGTACCTAACATTCAAGATATGCCACCTAACCGCTGAGGAGCGTGTCGCATTCATTGACAAGGCGTTAGAGCGTTACAAGGGAAAGATGAAGATGGTGTTTATAGATGGTATTGCCGACCTAATGAACGATGTGAATAACCTCGAATGGAGTAACCAAATCGTGCATAAACTCATCAAGTGGGCAGACCAATACAAGATACATATATGCACAATAATTCACGTGGCGTATGGTGTAACCAAAGCTACTGGACACTTAGGGAGTGCGGTAACTAAGAAAGCGGAAACAGTCTTTTTGCTGAAGCCCGATGAGAACAACAAGGATATAGTAGAAGTTATACCACAATACACACGCGGTTACCCTTTTGAAGCATTTAAGTTTATGGTTGATAGTAGCGACTTTACAATTTATCCTTACGATGAATTTACTGGTGCAATGGCTAAACCAATGGCAATGCAACCGAGTAGCGTGCCAAGAGAACCAACGCAAGAGCGTAGCAATAACGCTATACCTATAGCTTCTCCAGCTGAAGCGTTCGCAAAGAAAGAACCAATAGATGATGTACCTTTTTAAAAACTAAAAACAAATGAAAAACAATCCAAGAACTCGTGCCCCTTATCCAAGAGTGGGCAAAAGAAAGAGGTATTTATGAGCTACTAACCCCTTTTGATGAACTCCTGAAAACCCACGAGGAAGTCGGCGAACTTATCAAGGCGTGTTATGACAACGACAAACCCCCTATTCAGGACGCTATTGGTGATATTCTTGTAACTCTCATTAATTACTGTTATTTTAGGAATGAGAATTTTAACAATGTATTTCTAAATGGATTATCACTACGACCTATTATAGAGGATACTTGTTTAAAACAATCATTCTCAGTAAATAGTATGCTTATTGATCTTTTCAAATTTGAGTGTAATAAGACAAAGTATAATGACAATGAGGATTTTGTTTATGAAGCTATGATCTACTTTGTTAAACATCTCAATGGCTTTACTAAACTACTTAAAGGCACAACCTTAGAAGCCTGCCTAAACATCGCCTACAACGAAATCAAAGACAGAAAAGGCAAAATTATTAACCGAAAATTTATCAAAGATGAATAATACAAATAAAACTTATGTGTATAGCGCGTATATACCTCGCCCTACATTTATTAGAAGAAACAATAATAACAATTTGCACACAGAAAAGGGCAATTCACAAGGAATATACAATCCTAATGATACTTTACAGGATTATATAATAGTAGGGTTAGCAATATTCAGTGTACCTATGTTAATCCTTATTTTAGGATATTTATCACAAAAAACAAATGACAAAGATGAAAAATAACGAATACCCCACTTGGCTTGTACCTTTGGATATAGCCCAAGAACTTAAAAAAATAGATTTTAATGAACCTTGTCATTTCTATTACCAGAATGATTATAGCGAATACTTAAAAGCAGGCGACCCCGATAAGTATCATATTATTTCCGATAGTCTTGCTGCCAATCGCAAAAATGCAAATCATAACAATTCTGATATAGCTATATCTACTCCCACTTGGGAACAAGTTTTTGAATGGTTCAGAGCACGTGGCTACAAGATAACATTCAAGGATATTAACATCGGCACGCAATGCGCTTTCTACCACTTGGATATTAAGGAGGGGCACACATTTAGCCATTTTGCGAAAAAGTATGAGAAAGCACGAGAAGCACTGGTGATGAAGTTAATTGAAGTACATAAGGAATTTGGTAATAACATTAAACGAAAATAAAGATAGATAATATGATTACAAAATTAAGCGAATTAAAAGAAGGCTCTCTTATTCTATGTAAGAAGGAAGAAGATGATACTTTTTCTCCCTTGCTATTATCAGAAGAGCAAGGAAAAGCATTAAAGGCATTCCTAATTTCTTTAAGTAAAGATGAGCCTCTGGTATCATTAGGAAATTATACAAGACTAATTGAGGAAAAGCCCACTTTTACTTGTAAGGTTACGATTCCAAAAATTAATTGGGAAACCCTTTAATTTTTTGAGAGACAAAGACACTTTTTTTAGTTCTTTGTCTCTTTTTTTGCAAAAAAAATTATTATATGTAAAACGATGATTATATAGCAGTTATATACTTTTGTTACAGATACAACAAAATGAATATAAAAAAAGCAAGCAAAATACTTGCGTAATTAAAATAGTTGCCATATCTTTGCAGTGTAAAATTAAAACAAGAACAAGTATTAACAATTTAAACACTCAAAGAAAAATGAGAACAAAAACATTCACAATTGAAAACAACGAACACAACTTAAACTGGGTTAAAGAAAACTTAGACACTCGTGATTATGAAGTTAAAGGCAATGATATAATCATTACCTACTTTGAAGATTTTCAAAAAAATGATATATTACAAGCGATGTCTGAAAAAACTTACAATGTAGTATTCAACGACGATAATAATTCTAACGATAAAGGCTTTGAGGCTACATTAGAATATTGTAAGAACTACATTCAATCATTCAACGGTACTAATCATAGCTACTTTAAAGACTACAAGGGTGGTATAGTACAAGTCGTTTGTAATGAAACTGGTGAGGTGGTATACGAAGAAGAAGTAATATAACACTTTTAAATTAACAAGCCCCTAACACTACATTAGGGGCTTGCTTGTAAAATTAAAACAATCTAACGATTAAACAACCCTTAGAATGAGGGTGCAAAATTACAAAAAAATATGACACCACACGAAAAAGTAATATACATCATTCAGCAATTGGAGATATCCGATAGCAAGGTAGCACGTGCCATTCAGAAGAGTACATCAGCAGCAACTCACAAGCGAATGAGACTCAGAGATAACAAGTTTACTGAGGAAGATTTCCAACGCATTAGAGATTTCTACCTCGAAAAACTCAGAAACATAGAAAAGTTATAAATATAACAAAATAATTTTCAAACAAAGACGGGCAAAACGCTCGTCTTTTTGCTTTTTATAGGGTATGATAGTCAGGCGATTGCTGTTTTGCAATGTTAAAACGCAACGTTAATAGTAACGTTGCAAAATATTGATATACAAAAAGTTACAACAAAAAATATTAGGAATTATTTAAATCATTCCGTACATTTGCACCGTTAAACTAAGAAATACAAAAAATGGAATTATCAATACCTACACAACAAGGAATTACTACAAAGAAAACAATTACAAGCCTTGAACTTGTAGAACAAATCAACCTTTTTAGAAAAGAAGAAGGTAAGGATGTAGAACTACAGCATAAGACTATGCTGGCTATTATTCGAGATGAATTTGAAGAGGAAATAGGTCAGCAAAAAATTTTGCCAACCTCATATAAAGACCAATGGAACAGAGAACAACCTATGTTTGAACTCACTATCGCACAAGGAAAGCAAGTCTTATTAAGAGAAAGCAAATTTGTACGTAGGCAGGTAGTAGCTTGGTTAGAACGCTTTGAGGAAGCTAACAAGCCAATGACAGCAGGCGAAATATTAATGGCTCAAGCACAAGGAATGATAGCATTAGAGAAAGCACAACAACTACAAGCGCAACAAATAGCCTTGCAAAATGAACGCCTTACCAAAATAGAAGCTAAAATCACCACTAAAAATGAAGATTATTTTACCATTTCAGGGTATAGTAATATAATAGGCAAAAAAGTACCCTTACAAACAGCTATCGTGTTAGGAAGAAAGGCTGCTAAAATATGCGTACAAAGAGATATACCAATGGGTAATGAATACGATGCAAAATATGGATTTGTGAAAAGCTACCCTACTGAAGTATTAAGAGAAGTTTTTGAAACAAAATAACCCACTATGAAACACCAAGAAAGCACACTCCAAACCGCCTGCGTGCGTTGGTTCAGATACCAATACCCACACTTCATTATTTACGCCGTTCCTAATGGTGGCAGTCGCAACGTTCGTGAAGCACAACGCCTCAAAGCAGAGGGCGTATTGGCGGGAGTTGCTGACTTGGTAGTACTCCTCCCCCAAGGTAAAAGCATTTATATCGAGATGAAAGTAAAATGTAATCGACAAACTGATAACCAAAAAGAGTTTCAGAAGAAAGCCGTCGCACTGGGACATACATACGTTGTATGCTACACCTTTGAGGAATTTCAAAAAGTAATAGAAGATTTCATCAGTATACACGATTATTTTGCCCCAAAGATTGAGGGCTTTAAAGGAAGAAGATAATGTATAACCCTTAATAAAAAATACTATGATATTAAAAGAAATACATCAATCTGTAGAAACCATAACTGGACAGCCATTAAGTAGCATTGAGAACAAAAAGCTATTTTGTGGATTAGCAAGGAAACACGACACAACCGTCCCTCAATGCCAAATAGCCGAATATCTACAAGTACCATTGTCTAATATATCCTATTATCTCAAACAACATACGATATTGAGTAAAAATGTAGGATATAATTACATCTTCAAAAAAATAGAAAGCGACCTTATTCAGCGTTGCAAACAGTCATAATTCTTTTTTCACTTGGTTTTGCTACCGTCTCTAATGTTATAATTAGAGGCGGTAGATTTTTTATATAATTTCCATTACTACACAAAAAGAATTATTCATCATCCTCTTTTATTTCCTCCTGCTGAAATTGTTCCTTCAGCTGCACACCATCAGCCTCCTTACGTACGAGATACTCAATAAGGTTCGCTTGCGACATTCCTTTTTTGTCAGCTAATTCTTTGAGGAGAGTAATGAAACTATCCGATACTCTAATGTTTAACGTTTTGTCTTTTCTTCGTGCCATAATGTTAAGTATTACATTCCGCAGCAAAGGTACAAATGTTTTTCAAAGGTATATACAAAAAGCTATACATTTAACAAAATTTTAACACTAAAAATTTGCGTGTGTTGTAAAATGTATATACCTTTGCACTGTCAAACAATAAAAACAAGTAATAACATTAAACACATTAATAGTATGAAAGCATTAAACAAACAACAAGAGGTACAAGTATATTACGAATGGTGCTATAATAATTATGAAGTGCGCACCGAATTAGAACTCAAAGGGCGTGGTATAAAAAAATCAGAATATACTGAAGGCGTTTATTTTGTAACGCCCAAAGCACTTGAAAAACTTGAAGCGAAATACACTTGCGCACGTTACGATGTTCATTCGTTAAACAACTAATAAAACAGACCTGAGCAAGTCTTTAAACTGCTTTTAAACTCAACTTAATAACCTTTTAATCAAAAAACAGAGATAATGACAGCAACAGAAAAAGTAAACGAATTAAGAAGTGAACTTAAAAAATTAGGGTACAACAATCGCAAAGTATCTGTTAAGTTAGATAGAGGTGCATTTGAAGATGCTATTTGGGTAAATGTAAAACCTGAACTTTCAAACACCGATTTTCTAACAATTAAAATCACATCAGAGAAGTATCAAAAAGTAGATTATCACAAAGGAGAAATAGTAACTGGCGGTAATCTATACGTATTTGTTCAATAACAACCACGCCCTGAGCAAGGCGCAAAAAGGCTCAAAATCTTAGTAATAACTTTAAAATACACTATCAAAATGAAAAATACCGACAAAAAGAACGTTTTTACCCTCGCTTGGCAGTTTGCACGCCAAACAGGGCTATCATTCTCAGAATGCCTCAAAAAAGCGTGGGCAAATATCAAACTCAAAGCCAAAATGAGTAGCCAAATCGTACGCTTTTACTTTCAAAAAGTAGACGGCTCAACCCGTGAAGCGTGGGGTACATTACGCCCCGATTTGCTACCTCCTACCCAGAAAAGCCGCAAAAGCAATGACACCGTACAAATATACTTTGATACCGAATGCCACGAATATCGCTGTTTTAAGAAGTTCAACCTTGTAAGTATCGCATAAAATCGCTATATTTGCAACAAATAACATTACTTTAAAAAATTACTAACTTTTTACTAAATCGCAAAAGCGTTATATAGCAACAATCGCCGTATCTTTGCCCTACCAGCGGGGTAGAGTAGTAGGCTAGCTTGCGTGTTTAACTTGCACGAGGTCGCTGGTTCGAGTCCAGCCCCCGCAACTAATAAAATATCACAATATGAAAGTATTAACATTACAAATCAAACGCCCTTATTTAGAAGATATTCTATCAGGGGCGAAAACAAAAGAGTATCGTGAAATTCGTCCAAAGAATGCCGATAAGTATGTTATCCAAAATCCAGAGGCAGAAGATGAAGACCAGTGGCTTCAACCAGTAAAGTATGATGCTATTAGGTTTTTCAATGGTTATGCAAGCAACCGCCCTGAAGTACTTATCGAAATCACCAACTCTGAAATTGAACTATCTATCGATGAAAATGGTGAAGAAATCACCTACGAAGAAGATGGTCAAGAGTACATCGAAGCCCAAATGGTTTATACATTAGGCAAGGTGATAAGTAAGAAAAATATTTAATAATCCTTTAAAACATTCAGCTGAGTTAGAAAGACACAAATCCAAAAACAAATCAACAGAACATCGGGTATTAGTAGAGTAGCTCGATATGGTAGAAATCAAAAAGGTCAAGCGTTGTCAGTACAACAACGTAGGCGAAACGTATATGCTGCTGTTAGAAAACAAGCAGGACTTTCAGCGGGTTAATATATGAATATCTACCAACACACACAGCAAGTAATAGACACGGTTAAGGCTAAAACTAACCGTGTTTTGCTATTTTATTCCTGCGGCAAGGATAGTATTGCATTACTACACTGGTGCGCCCAAAACTTCGATGAAGTAGTATGTGTATTTATGTACTTTGTAAAAGACCTTGAACATATCAATAAATTCATAAACTTCTCAAAAAAGCAATACCCTAACATCTCATTTATACAGAGACCTCATTACGCTCTTACTTATATCAATAAATCAGGGTTATTCTGTACTCCTCAAAATACACGTATACTCAAACTATCCGACATAATACAATCAGTACGCCTCGAAACACAAATTGAGTACGTATTCTTAGGAATGAAGCAGTCCGATAGTATGAATAGGCGTATAATGTTACGACAATACGAAATGCAAGCCATTTCTCCCACAAAACTTGTGTATCCTTTTTCTTTATGGAAAGACAAAGATGTATTGCGATACATTAGCAACAACCGATTGCCCAAACCTATACAATACAGCAATAAAAAAAGTAACGGAATAACCTTTGACCTTGATGTATATCTATACCTACGTGAGCATTATCCTAATGACTTGCAGAAAATATTAGATGTTTACCCATTATCTGAAAAAATACTATTTGATTATGACCAAGAAAACAAAAACACCCAAGGAACTGTACAAGCAAAGTGAAACAATCACCATAAACCGTTCACAAATAAACTTTGCCCCTTTCAATCCTAAAAGGCATACCGATGAGCAAATAGCACAAATGCGTAAAAACATCAAAAATGTAGGGTTTTTAGGTGGTATTATTTGGAATGAACAAACCTCAAACCTTGTAGATGGACACAAGCGAGTAATGTCCCTTGATATTATCCACAAGTACGATGGTACACCCGAAACTGACTACACAATCAAAGTAGAAAAAGTATCTTTTGACCTTAAAACAGAAAAGGAACAAAATATATTTCAAACACGCTCACGTACCGAACTTGACGAAGAACTAATGAGATCACTCATTCCTGATATTGACTATCTCAATGCAGGGCTTGATGATTATGACCTCAATCTATATGCGGTCGATTATTCTTCCTTTGAAGTACCCGACCTATCACAAGCTATAGAAGATACATACGCGCCCATAAAGCAAGAAAAAGACATTGAGCGAGAAATATCCAATGAAGATAAAAAGCAGCAAGTCAAAGAAGCAAAAGAAGCTATCAAACAACAAGCGATTGAAAAAGCCCAAAATTTAGATGCTTACGTAACGCTTTCCTTTGATAACTGGAAAAACAAACAAGCCTTTATGCTCCGTATGGGGTTTGACCCTGAATTTAAAATGATAAAAGGGGAAACACTATCGGCAAAGGTAGAACGCATAGACTAATAACATTTAATAACATTTGATATGAAACCACGTAAGAAGATAGATAATGAAAAATATACTGATGAGGAACTAAAACAAGCCCTTATCAAAGCCAACGGACAGCCTACTAAGGCAGCCGAAATACTTGGTGTTACCTATCCATCTGTATATGGGCGTATTCGTAAAAACCCAGAGTTGGAAATCGTCCAAAAAGCATATCGAGCGCGTACATTCAATGATGTATCTAACTTGGTATCTGCCATTGCTATTATAGGCGTTATCCGTGAACCTCTCACTGATGAAGACGGCACGGTAATACCTAATCAATTCCGTGAAGTGCCAGTAGACTACAAAACACGAATGACCGCAATGCAAACTGTACTATCCACTTTCAAAACCGATGAAGGTATAAAAGAAGAAGTTTCCGTACAAGGTTCTATCGACATCGCTCAGTGGCTCAAAAGCAATAGTAAAAGTAATGATTAAAACGCAACCCGTATATAATCCCCTATATCTGAATAAAGATAAGTTCATTATCATACTTTCAGGAGGTCGAGGCAGTGGCAAGTCGTACAACGCATCTACCTTTTTGGAACGCTTATCTTTTGAAGCAGGGCATAAGATACTATTTAGCCGTTATACTATGGTATCAGCCCATAGTTCTATTATCCCAGAGTTTGAGGAAAAGATAGAAGCAGAGGGTACACAAGCGTATTTTAATATCACCAAAACAGCTATCAAAAACACCTTTTCAGGTTCTGAAATACTCTTTAAAGGTATCAAAACATCATCAGGTAACCAAACCGCCAACCTTAAATCATTACACGGTATTACCACTTTCGTAGGTGATGAAATGGAGGAATGGTTATCAGAAGAGGACTATGAGAAGTTAATACTTTCAATTCGTCAAAAAGGCAAGCAATTGCGGGTTATTCTCATTCTGAACCCCTCCAATGCCGAGCATTTCATTTATAAGAAGTACATTGAAAAAACGCATAAAATAGTAAATATTGACGGTGTAGAAGTGCAAATATCCACCCATCCTGATGTATTGCATATTCATACTACCTACTTTGATAATATAGAAAACCTCAATGAGCAGTTTTTTAAACAGATTGACGAAATCAAAGCCCAAAGCCTCGCACAAGCTACTGATGAGCAAGGCAATTTCTCTCAATCTATGTTCAACAAAACTAAATACGCACAAAAAATCATAGGTCGTTGGGCTGATGTATCCGAAGGGGTAATATTCACCGATTGGGAGATTGGAGAGTTCGACACTTCACTGCCTTATGGATACGGACAAGATTACGGATTTAGTATTGACCCTGATACGCTCATCAAAGTAGCCGTGGATAATCGTAGCAAAATCATCTACATTGATGAAAAATACTATAACAACAAGCAATTATCCTCTGATGGGCTTTACCAGCTTAATAGCACTTTGATAGACCGCTCCGATGACCTTATTGTTGCCGATAGTGCCGAACCCCGCCTCATTGCAGACCTAAGAGATAAGGGGCTAAATATAGAACCTTGCGAAAAAGGAGCAGGAAGCGTGTCAGCAGGCATTACCACGATGCTCAATTACAAATTAGTCGTTACCCCTGACAGCTTCAATGTAATGAAAGAACTTAAAAACTATGCTTGGAATGACAAAAAAGCAGGCATACCCATAGATAACCATAACCATAGTATAGACGCTATTCGTTACATTACAATGAAGCTATTAAGTGGTACTAATAATAACCTATATCAACTCGCCTCAATGATTTAAAAAATATAGCAATATGAACGAACAATCTATTACACAAGAAGAATTTAAAACAAACGCTACAACTGTAGATATTGAGCCTTACAAACGCCAGTACGATGTAAAAAAGCACGATATATTCCAAAACAAACACAAATATCCTGACCAGTCTATTTTGATACCAATCACAGATGAAGAGGGTAATCCTATGTTAGATGTTAACGGAAAGGAACGTTTTAGAAAAAGTTATCGCGCTCTCAATCGTGTAGGATTACCTTACCAAAAACGTATTGTAGATATTGCCACGATGTTTCAAACCGCTATCCCTTACAAATACACCGCTGAGGATAGTCCACTATTTACTGCCTTTCAGTCAGTTATTAAGGCTAATAAAATGAACTTTTCAGACAGCAAAATATGTACAGAGGTAAAACGTTATACGCAAGTAGCTGAATTGTGGTATTTAGAAGAGCAACCTAATGAAAAATACGGCGTAAAATCCGACTTTTTGTTGTACCACAAAATACTATCCCCTGAAAAATATAACCTATACCCACGCTTTGATGATAATGATAACCTCATATCATTTGGAGTTGAAAGTACAAGTAAGGACGGTAAAAAAAATATATTCCAAGCCTTCACCACTGAATTTATATATACTTTCACTACTGAAAACGGACAAACTACTACCGAAGTGAAAGAAAATATCATCGGTAAAATACCAGTAGTATTGTACCAGCAAGATAAACCCGAATGGGATGCCGTACAGCACCTTATTGAGATAGCCGAAGTACAACGTACCTACTTCTCTGAAAGTAACAGAAAATTTGGTGAACCTATTCTAATGATAGCAGGTAAAGTCGAGGGAAAAATGTCAGGTAACAACACGGGTGGTAAAGTCTTTGAAGTAAAAGATGGTGGAAACGTGCAATTTGTTGTGCCTCCTAATGCTAATGAAAGTTTCGACAAAGAAATGAGTATGAACCGCCGTGATATACACGAGTTCTCACACACCCCCGACCTTTCCGATGAGTTCTACGCAGGTAAAGGCAATATACTCTCAGGAGTAGGGCGCAAACTGGCTTGGTTACCCGCACACCTCAAAGTAAAAGACAATGAGGCTATATTCATACCCGCATTACAAAGGCGTATCAATATCATTTTAGCATTCCTTTCAAAGATGTATTTACCCTTTGAAAAAGAACTGAAAGATATAGACATCACCCCTATCATTACCCCATTTGATATTGACGATGATACCGAAATGATACGTACCCTTACAGAAGCTAATGGTGGCAAACCTATTATATCACAGCGTGAAGCAATGCAGCGTTTTGGTATCACCGACCCCGAAGCCCAATTACAGCAAATAAAAGACGAGGAAAATAGCAGTCTCAATGAAGCAAGTATCTAATGAACTATGATGATCAACATAGAAAGCACCTAATGGCATACCTACAACAGATAGAACGATTATTTTATCAGCTTGTAGGTACAGCTGTATTTATAGCCCTCAAAACCGATTATAAAGAAATCATCGCAAGTACATTATTCTCATTTGCTACTACCAAAAAGGGGAAATCCTTTGAAAAGGAATTAGCTAATTTCAGCAACCAATTAGACCAAATCATAAAGCAAGGTATCACCAAAGAATGGGCTTTTGCCAATATCAAGCAAGATAATCTACTAAGAGAAGGACTAACCAAATACAAAAACCTTGAAGCCCTCGAAACATTCAAAACGCGTAAGATTAAAGATTTTACCGTTTCCGACCGTGTATGGGACATTGCTAAAAAAGCACAAACAGAATTAGAACTCGCCTTATCTGTTTCCTTGGAGGAGGGTAAAAGCGCGGTACAGCTAAGTCGTGAGATACGCAACCTATTGAACAATCCTACCGCCCTATTTCATAGAGTTAGGGACAAATATGGTAACCTTGTACTAAGTAAGAACGCCCAAAACTATCACCCTGGGCAAGGAGTGTATAGAAGTGCCTACAAAAACGCTTTGCGACTTGCAAGTAATGAGATTAATGTAGCCTATAAGTCCGCTGATTGGTTACGCATACAGCAAAACCCTGATGTAGTAGGCTTTGAAGTACGCCTATCCCCACAGCACAAAGTCTATGATATGTGCGATGAACTCAAAGGCAAATACCCCAAAACATTCCACTTTCATGGCTGGCACGTAGGCTGCAAGTGCCATATAGTGAGTATTCTCAAAACACCCGATGAACTCATCAAGGAGTTAAAAGCTGATGAAGAATTACCCCCTGAAAGTTCATCTAATTACATAAGTGATGTACCCAAAGAATATAAACAATGGATAACAGACAATAAAGATAGATTTAAGAACTGGAAAACAAAGCCTTATTTTATTGAGGCTAACAAAGGTGTTATAGCGCCAACAATGAATGATGATATTATTCTAAAGAGCAGATATAATAACATTACATTTTCAGAAAAATATAAAGGTAAGAGAGGCGGAATTGTAGAAGTGTTTAATAATGGTAAACAGAGAAAACAAGAGTACAATAAAAATCTAAATGCACTAAAAATACTCGCTGATACGGGAGAAAGATATAGAATGCTTCCTATTATAGAAGATGGAAATAAAAACCCAGATGCATTTAACCTAAAAACTAAAAAATATACTGATATAAAAATTGCAGAAAGCACTAATGCTAAAAATATCATTCAAAGCGCAATGAAAGAAGCAAGTAAACAAAAAGCAAGTGAAGTTATAATACATCTACCTATAAAGCCTGATAGTTATAAACAAATGTATAGGTCGTTAAGAAGTAAACTCAATGAAGGACATTATCAATCATTAGAAGTTTTAACAGTTATATACCCTAATAATCAAGTAAAAATATACAACCTTAACAGAATAAGAGAGTATATAAAAAAGACACCTCAAATATAATTGCGCATTATATTTGAGGTGCTGGGGGTGCGGTCTATAGTGGCACGAAGCCACGTACCTCACCTTGTAAAGTTCATAAATACCCTTTACAACACCGCAAAGATACAACAATATTTTTAAATAGCAAAAAAGACAATGAAAATAAACAACATCAACATACAAACCACTTACAGCACTTACTTGTTAGATAGCAATTACAAAGACCTTCTTTGCTTTCCTCCTCTCAAAAAACTATTTTCCAACGATTGGGCTGAGTACTATGGTAAAGAGTACGACACCGATAGCCCTAAACTCGATACCATTCAGATCACTTTATCATTTTTTAGTGAAGCAAACCAGTACGAACCATTCATCAACTTTCTTACGGCTCAAACTTACAATACATTCCACTTTGAAGAACTCAATAAAACATTTCAACTTCGATTAGTATCAGTAAAAAAAGCCAAAAAAGAACAAACATACATCAGCTACGATATTACTTTTGCTTCCGATTTTCCTTTGGAAGGTTATACCTATACCGCCCCCAATGCTACACTACCCATTTCAGGCTTCACTATAGACGGCATAGATGTATCCAAATACGGCATTTACCTACTTGAAGAAAACCAAAATACACTCCTAAAAGATTACGAGGTAAAAGAACACCTCACTATCAATAGTACATCCATTAGTGGCGTACAATATGCAGAGCATTCTAACGTATTTAAAGAACGCACCCTTGAACTACATTGCTACATTTCTCAACCCGTTAGCACCTTTTGGCAACTATACGAAGCTTTGTTGTACAATCTCACCAAACAAGGCGAACGAGTGATAAAATACACTACATTCCAACCTCAAAATGCTATCTACCAAAAAGCAAGTATTAAGAACGTTTTTCTTATCCAAAGCACCCTAAAAGTAGAATTTACCATCACTTTTGTACTTACCTAACATCACTTCAAATATTTACTAATTTTTTACTAAAACACTATAGCAGTGCAAAGGAAAGTATCTCTTACCTTTGCACTGTATTATTATTGCACCAATGAAACTCAATTTTAACGCTACATATATAGACATTCTCCCCACTGATGAGAGTTATCGTTACCGCTCTATAATGGGCGAACATACACTTACCTTATACTTTTCGTTATCCACCTATACCGACATTCCAACTGGTGCGTGGTGCGAGTTTGCTAATGAGCGTTATACTCTTAACCAACCTGCTAAAATCGTAAAACATAACACACGAAACTTTGAGTATACCCTCACTATGGACAGCGAGGGCGCAAACCTCAAAAACTACAAATTTAGAAATCCCAACGATAAAACCCTAAAATTCCCTTTCACCGCCTCACCTCGCTACCACGTGCAAATCCTTGTCGATTGCCTCAATATGATAGATAGCGGGTGGCAAGTAGGTAATTGTATAGAAGCCTCTGAAAAACTTGTTTCTTACAATCATAACAACTGCCTCGAAGCATTGGAAATGATAGCCAAAGCCTTTGAAACCGAATACGAAATCATAGGTAAAACCATTCATTTGCATAAGGTAGAGTACTTTAAAAACAATCCTCTACCACTTCAATATGGCAAGGGAAAAGGCTTTAAGACCGGTGTAAGTCGCACTACCGAACAAAGTCGTGTTACTCGCTTATATGCACAAGGAGGCGACCGTAATATTGATCGTTCCAAGTATGGCAATAAAGAATTGTTACTACCTAAATCACAAGAATACACTTATGAAGGGGTAACATTCGTTTCAGATGACAAAGGGCTATCGATAACAATCAAGAACGCCCAAAATAACGGATTTATAAATGAGCAAAGCCTCGACCTCTCACACATATACCCCAAACGCAAAGGTACTGTATCAGGTTTTTTTGCAGTAGATATAGATAAACACTTCTACGATATATTTGACGATTCCATACCACAAGCCCTCGACTTCAATGCAATGCAAATCAAAGGCGAAAAAATGCTTATCTACTTTGAAAGCGGTATGCTATCAGGGCGCGAGTTTGAAGTGTCCAACTATAACCACGCCGAAAAACGATTCCAACTTGTTCCTAAAGAAGAAGATGGTGTTACTATGCCCAACGATATATTCCGCCCCAATATAGGCGACGAATATTCTGTTTACAATATGCAAATGCCTAACGCATACATCAGCGACAACGCTACAAAATCAGGCGCAAGCTGGGAGATGATGAAAGAAGCGTGCAAATACCTATACGAAAACCGCACCGACCTCTTTACATTTACTGGTGATTTAGATGGTATATGGGCTAAAAAGAACTGGGCTAATGTAGGAGGTCGCCTAAAAATGGGTGCTTATATTAACTTTTCAGACACTGAATTTCAGCGCACCCCCGTGCCTATTCGCATTGTAGGACTAAAAGAGTATGTAAATAACCCTTACAGCCCACAAATAGAGCTATCCAACAAAGTACAAGGACACTCTTTTGCCTCCGAAATGCGCAAACTCCAAAATCAAGAAGTATATTTTGGAGAACTCAACAAGCGCACACAATCATTAACCAAAAGAAGCTGGCGTGATGCTCAAGAAACTATCAAGCAAATAGAAGCAGCCTTTCCTGAGTATACCAAAAGCATCGTCCCTGCCACCGTACAAACAATGATGGCACTTATAGGCAACAAGTCCACCCAGTTCGATTTTGTAGTCTCAAAAACAAACCCAGTAAAAACCCCTCACACACTCTATTTCGACAAGAATAGCAAGCAAATCAATGCAGGTAGCGGTTGGCTTAAACATTTTACTCTTGGCACTACCGATATAAACCCCAATCGTGACGCTAATAGCTATAAATATTGGTATATTCCCACTTTCGTATCGGGGCGTTTGGACGATAAAGCCAAAACCTACTACCTATACATCAAAGCAAGTAAAAACGATGAAACCGCAGAATTTATTCTATCCGAAAACAAAATAGATATAGAGCAAGAAGCCGGATTCTATCATTTTCTATACGCCACCGTTAATTCAGAGTATGAAGGCGAGAGAGGTATTGCTAAACTCAATGGATTTACAGAAATCACTGGTGGACAAATCAAAACTGACAAAATAACATCAGGGAACGGACAGCAGTATATACATCTCTTTGATGACCATATAGAAATCAAAGCAAATCTTAAAATAACAGATGGTAATAAAACCGAGATAAAACAACTTGTAAGCCCTGATTTGCTTTCATTGGAGAATAGATTGAAGTCAAGCATTAGAAATATTCAGATTGGTGGACGTAACCTAATCACTGATAGTAAGAACGAGCGTTATAAAGAGTATAAAGGTACGGTAGAAGATTATATCTATTATGGTATAGTAGGAGGTACATTGGAAAAGAATACAACTTATACATTGTCTTTGGAATACAAAAGTGAAAATGTTAGAAGTATTGATTTGTTTTTTATAAACGATGGTATTACTCAAACACCTAATAAAAATATTCCAAATACTAATGGAGAATGGAAAAGGGAAACTTTTACATTTACTACCCAACCTAATTTAAGTCCAAAAGGCTCTATACGTATTGATAACAATGGGAGTGATACGGGTAATGTAACCTCTAAACTTTGGACACGAAATGTTAAACTTGAAAAAGGAAACATCGCAACAGATTGGACACCCGCCCCTGAGGATTTAGAAAACCAAATATCAACCGCGAAAACTGCTACCGAAGCATACGCACGAGCGCAAGCAGAACTCACCAAAGCACAAGCAATAGCAATGGCAGATGGCAAAATCACAGAAGCAGAGCAAAGGCAAATTCAACAACTCCAATTGAAACTCCAAGAAGCTAAAACGTTTGCTCAGCAAAAAGTGAATGAGTTGAATATTGGAGGGAGAAATCTTATAAAGGGGACTGCTAATTTTACTCTAAAAAATGAACCTTATTACCTACAAGGTAACTATGCAGGAGGGCTTTCCTTAAGTTCTGAAACTTTTAGAGGAAATAAGTCTTATCTTCTTGCGTGGTCTTGGCAAGGCTTTCAATGTAAAGGAACGTTTGAAGATAGACCAATGATTATTTCATTTTGGGCAAAAACAACAAAAGAAAATATAGAATTTTATTGTGTAACAGACGGAGGAAATGTAACTTTTCCTAATGGAAGATTAATAATTTCTGATGGACAGTGGCACAGATATACAATATTTGGAAAAAATGGAATAAAACTATATAATTCAAGTAATCAAGGATTTGTTGAATTTATAAGAGGTGGAGGGTCTTTTACTGAAGAACTGTATGTATCTTCTTTTAAAATTGAATATGGCAACAAACCCACCGACTGGTCGCCCGCTCCTGAGGATGTATGGGATACAATGGTAGATTTAGGAATCATTGACAAAAACGCAATGTACCTCACAGAAGCAGAAAAAGCAAATGTTAAATTTATCAATGGTATGTTTAGCAAAGGTGCTGACTACACCAATGGTACAGATATAGTAAAAAACACAATTACTACCGGTGCGCTAACTGTTGGCAACACATTAGGTGGCAATGCAGGTATTAATGGGGCGGGGTTATCGGGTGAGTCCATTCGTTTCTTTGCTGGTGCTAACTATAGGGATAAAGAAAGAGCCCCTTTTAGAGTACAAGATGATGGAAGTATATATGCTTCAAAGGGACAAATAGGAAATTTTAAAATAGAAAGCGCAAGCGAAACTTCTTTAAAAGCAAACGGACTTCATATAGCTTCACAAGGACTCATAAGAGCATTGGGGAATGGAAAAGACAGCCGTACAACGCAAGTGCGAATAAATGACCCTGAAATATTTAAAACATTTGATAAGTCTGCTGTAGATGTATATTCGTCAGGGCATAATGATACAACCCACTCCGCAATGAAGTTAGAAAGTAGAGGAGGGCGAAAAAGCACTGCCCTTATATTAAAAGCGATATGGGGACAAGAAGAGTCCGTAGCACTTGATGTAGTAGAGGGAGATGTTAAAATAAGAGGAAATACAAACTTCTATGGTGAAATAAGAATGCATGGACAAAAAGGATATTCTAATACACACGAAATTAGCAATCACAGAATAACTATAGTCAATGGCATAATTACAAATATAGAATATACAGGATAATATTTATGAATTGCCAAGCAATCATAAAAGTCAAAAAAAACTTTTATAAATCATTAATAAATTCAAATAATATGCAAATCATTCAAAAAACAACTCGAATTACAGCACAAGAAGAAGTGCAAGGGGTAGCTGTTATGTACTCCTATGAATCTGAAAATGAAGCTAATCCTATTGCCGTAGCATTTTCAGCAACTCGTCAGCAAGATGGGGGTTATCCCTATTTACAAGGTACAGTTACCGCTAACGACTTCAATGTCCAAAACTCAAACTTCCAACCCTCAGACATTGAACTATACAAACAAATTCAAGAAAATTGTACCGCTATCATCAACGGCACAGAAAAACCCGAAAAACCTAAAAACAAACAGTAATCAATGGAAAAAATCTTTGTAATTCTATGGATACTACTCGGTATCTACATTCTCGTACTCCTTATGATATTCGCCGACCTTTGGAGTGGTGTGCGCAAGGCTAAACGTTTGGGTATTGCGCGTAACTCCTACGGCTATAGGCGTACCATTAGCAAGATGGCGCAATACTACAATATCCTAATTGCTTGTACGATTGTGGATAGTATGTACGGCTTGCTATCTTGGTATTTAGAAATCTATTACCAAACCTCATTATGGCTATTTCCTTTTATCACTTTCTTTATGGCAATAGTGCTATGTCTTATCGAAATAAAATCTATACGCGAAAAAGCCGAAGACAAAGAGCGGTTAGACCGTGCAGGACAAGTTGTTCAGCAAGTGTTTATCAATCGTGATAACTTAGAGGAAGTCGCTAAAACCATCTCTAATTATATGAATGAAAAGGCTGAACAGTCCGAAACATCTCAAACCTCTAATAACGAACAACAATGACCCCAAAAGATTTTGTAAAAAAGTATAAGCCCTTTGCTTTAGAAAGCGAAAAGAAAACGGGTATCTCTCACCTCTTCACCTTAGCGCAACCCGCGTTGGAAAGTGGTTGGGGAATGAGTGTGCCTGGGAATATGTTTTTTGGAGTAAAAGCAGGCAAGGACACGCCTGCTAACAAAAAGCAATTGTTAAACACTACTGAAATACTTAATGCTCCAAACTTAGGATATAAGTTTCCGCAAGTGATGTCTATATATCAATTATCGAGTGGTAAGTACAAGTATGAAGTGAAAGATTGGTTTAGGAAGTACGACACGCCAGAAGAATGCTTTACTGACCACGCGCAATTCTTTTTCAGAAACAAGCGATATGCTAAAGCGTTGGATGTAAAATCAGACCCTTACAAGTTTGCCGAAGAAGTAGCCAAAGCAGGGTATGCTACTGCTCCTAACTATGCAGATAGTTTAAAGAAGTTAATCAAAAAAATAGAAGAAAATGACAGCAGAATTTAAAGAATTAAAAAAGGAATTGGACAACTTACTTACAAAAGTAGAGCAGTTGCCACGTACAAGAGAGTTATCACTTGTAATTACAAAATTAGAAGAGGGCACAATGTGGCTCGAAAAAGAAATCAGAAAGCAAGAAAAGTAGTTATGAATAGAATAATCATTGCATTATTAGCGTTTCTTGCACTCATAGGGTGTAGGACACGAAAAACGACAATTGAGGAGCAAAAGCAATTTCAAAAAGAGCGTATTATAAAGTACAAGGATAGTATGGCTCTTTTTCAGCAAAACACTCAAACCCTGCAACTCGATACATACGCCTCGCAAGAGTACGAGGTAACAGTAGAGAGCGATAAGGATAGCGTGGGTAACAGCAAAGAGTTAGTATATTATCGCATTAGAGACGGCGATAATGAAACTATAAGGGTAAGTGGTGGAAAGGTGAAGATTACGACTAAAAGCAACCTTTCTAATAGCCAAATAGTGGCGAATACTACTCTTGATAATATAACTAAGGCTAACACTTATTTTATAGCACAAAGACACTCGGAAACGGCTTTTTCTCATAAAACAAAAAACGTAAAAAGTTCCTATTTATACCTTATAGCTATTATCGTAGTACTATTGATAGCCTTTTACTTTATACGAAACAAACTTAAACGCTTTTTGAAGTGAATATATTCTTAGTTTAACACCGAAAACGTCTCTTTATAGGGGCGTTTTTGTATTACTAAATAATTACTAACTTTTTCCTAAATCGCAAATATACAATCTACAACGCCCCTCCGTACCTTTGCAAAAACAAAAAATATTGTACATCTATGGTAGATAAATTATTACAATCACTCAAAACCAAGTATGCGCACTTGGGGTTGGAAGAGTCAGTTTTAAAAGCTATAGCCACCCGATTGGCTACAGCGGTTAAAGAAGAAAGCGAAATCGAAAACGCTGTCAAAGGAGTTGAGGAAGAAGTTAAGCTATTGCAATCAGTAGCCGACAAAGGGCGAACCAGCCTTACAAAAGCTGAAGAGGCTCGCAAAAAATTAGAGAAAGAACTCGAAGAAATGAGGGCTAAATCTAATCCAAATCCTCAAAACCCACCTACTCCCTCCACAGAGCCTAAACCTGATGAAATGCCAAAGTGGGCAAAAGACCTTGTGGAAGTTGTCAATAAACAAAATGAAACTATTGCAGCATTCCAAGCTGAAAAGCAACAACAAAGCGCCAAGGAACGTTTCCTAAACCAACTCAAAACGCAGGGGGTATCAGAAACATTCTACAAACACCACTTAGGGCGTACTTTCAAAGACGACACCGAAATGGAGGCTTTTGTAAATGAACTCAAAGCCGATGAACAAGCGTTTTTGCAAACACAAGCTAATGCAGGGCTTTCTTCACACTCAAGACCTATTATAGGAGGTGGATTGAAAGAGAATGAACCTTCCGCAGAAGTACAAGCATTATTTAAAAAACAATGAAACAGATAACTAAACAAACCGCAGGTAGGCAAATAGTTGTTTTTGACCAAGTATTAGCCACCCTCCCAGCTGGGGTACACATTAACGCTACTGAAGCTAAAAAACGCTTTACCGATGGCGTAGTACCCGCAGGTACGCTCCTTGTTCCTCATACTGACGGGACTTACAAGCCAGTGAATGAAACTTTTTCAGACACTAACATTGCTACAGCCGTAGGACTTACAGCTGAAGACATTGCTATTGACGATTTTCCTATGGTAGCTGTAGTTTTATCGGGTACTGCTCGCACTGAGGCTTTGCCTGATAAAGAAAAAGCAGGTGTAGGATTTATGAAAAAAGTCCTTCCCCGTATCACTTTTTATTAATCTTTAAAACAACAAACAAATGGCAAATACAATTAATGCTGTAAACATCGTACCCGAATTTCGTGAAGCTGATTTGCAATTCGTGGTAAATAACAATCCGTTAGGCGACTTGCAGTATCGTAATTATTTCCCATTGAAGTTCAATACAACATTAGATTGGGCTTCTATTGAGAAAAATACCGACAACAAGGTCGCTGCTGAAATTGTGGCTATTGGCTCAAAATCACCACGTAAAAGTCGTGATTTTGTAGAAAAAGTAAAAGGGGAAATCCCTAAAATTGAAGTAGCCCGTGATATGACTGAGCGCGATACTATCCGTTTGGATAACATTCGTGCAATTTCAAATCGTTATGGGGGTAAAGATTCAAGTGCTTACAAAGAACTTCTAAAATCTATTTATGAAGACCCTATCTTCTGTGTCAATGGGATAAATGCTCGTTTGGAATTACTCGCTAAACAAGCAGTTTCCAAAGGAGAATATACACTTATGGCGGGTGCTAAAGTGAAGTTTGGAGTGGGTACTGAAAACACTGCAAAAGATTGGTTTTTACCAGCCAATGCAGCTACATTTGACCCTATCGCCGACTTCAGGAAAGTGCAAGAAGAAGCTGTTAAGAAAGGCTTCCGTTATGCTTATGCTATTATGGATAGACCCACATTCTTCCAAATGGTAAAATCTACAAACGTAGTGAAATTTACAGCTTCCTTTGCTCAAAACGCACTTAACGTAGCACAAGAGCCTACTTTGGCACAACTTAATGAGACACTAAGAGCACACGGACTTCCTGAAGTAATAATTTGGGAAAGCTATGTAAGTGAAGAAGCTAAATCAGGAGTTAAAACCACTACCAGTGGTTGGGAATTGGGTAATATCCATTTTACAGATAACACTCAAATAGGTGAAACATATTACACCATAACGCCTGCATTTAGCCGCAAAGATGAATCTACTACTAAGGTAGTTTCTGATAGCTTTATTTTGGTAAGTGCTTGGGCGGAACAAGACCCTGAAAGGCTTTCAACAAAGGCAACAGCATTCGCTACACCAGTACTTAACAATGTAAGTCGAAAGCTAATTTTGAAAACTAAATTAAGCTAACGATGACCGCACAAGCGTACATAGATGAAAAACTGAAACTATGGAACGTGGAATACCCCACCACCCTACTTGTTGCCGAAATGCAACGAGTAGGATTGGGGCTTTCTGATGAGTTCAACGAGGTGAACGAACGAAAGACAAAAATGTTTTTCTATAACCTCATTCCTGAACTCTTATTGCGCCCAGTGTCCTTTTCTGAAGGTGGTTTATCTTTCTCTTACGACAAATCAGCTATAACCGCTTTTTACAATCTCCTTTGTAAGCAGCTCGGTAGAGATAATTTGTTAGAAGTCAAAGCCACTGTAAGAGATATTACCAACTTATTCTAAAATACTGCAAGGAAATGAAAATATACCCGTACATATTAAAGGTGAAAGTATCACAAAACCCTACTATCAACGATGATGGTATACCTACCTATCCAAGCGACCCTATTGAGTGGCAAGAGATAGGCGTATGCCGTGATGAGATAGCAGGAGCAGGGCAAAAGATAAGCAAAGTAGACGGTCAAATATTTGAATGTACCGCTACTGTATATGCTCCTAAAGATACTCCCAAAATAGAAGCGGGTACTACCTTGCAAGTAGTAGATGTAGAGGGAAATATTCGCCTCGAAAAGCAAGTAATACGATTTTCAAGAGATTACTTTCATTGCCGTATATTCGTATGATAACACCACAATTCAATTCCAACGATATAGAACGTATATTGCGTGAGAAAATAGAAAAGTATCACCAGAAAGTAATACGCATATTGAAGTATGTAGGAGAAATGTGTATCAACGAAGCACGGACAAATGGTAGCTATCAAGACCAAACGGGCAACCTCCGTTCATCAATAGGTTATGTAGTACTACAAGACGGCAAAGCCATTGAAAAAGGAGGGTTTAAACTCACTAAGTCAGGAGGTAATGGACAAAAAGAGGGCGAAACGTTCATCAATAAGGTAATATCTCAATACCCAAAAGGTTTTGTATTGGTAGTAGTAGCAGGAATGAAGTACGCTGCTTATGTAGAAGCACGCAATTACAATGTACTTTCATCAGCTGAATTATTAGCCGAAAAAGAAGTGCCTAAACTCCTAAAAGCATTATCGTAATGAAAAAAACAGCCTCACAAATAGAAGCCGACATATACAAATACTTTAAGGATAAGATAAATCCCCTTATCAATGGGCAAACCTACCGTAGTGGTGTACGCCCTTTGAACTCACAAAAAGAGGATTGTGTAATATCATTCCTTACTGGGTTAGACGGTCAATATCAAACGGGGGTGATTAACATCAATATCTTTGTCCCTACGGTCAAAAATAACGATAATCAGTATAGGAAAAACTTTGTACGTTGTGAAGCTATTGAGCAGGCTCTAATGCCAATCATAGAGGAAGCTAAAACAGCCCTACACAATTACAAGTTGCAACTTCATCAGATGATACAAACCTTTGAGGACACAGATATTAAGCAGTTTTTCATCAACGCAAAAGTAAAATTCAGATATAACACATTTAATAATTAAAGATTATGGCATACGTAGATAACAACGCCACCGCTTGGGGCAAATTAGAATTTAAATTTGGTGCGCCAGGGGCAGCAGGTGCAATGGGTACAGTACTCAAAACATTAGGTATCGTCAAAGAAGATAGTTTTTCTTTTGAAAAAGAAGATGGTAAAGAACTAAAATGGACAGCCATTGGCGGTGAAATCATCGACCAAATGAAAGGCGAACCCGTAGTGAAAGCAAAATGCACCGTTAAAAACCTTAACAAAGCATTGCTTTCTGAAATTTGGGACATTGAAGAGTCTGGAGATAAACTCATCATCAAGTCTTTTGTCTCTACAAAGAAATTTTCCGTATCTATCACCCCTAAAAACAGTGGAGCAGAAAAATTGGAAATTCCTTACTGTTCTATAAGTGGTACACTTACCTATGCAGAGGATAGTGGCTACAATGTAGAAGTAGAAATCACTATCCTTAATGGTGGTAAAGGATTTTTATTAATCGAAAAAGTAGCGTAACCTATGGAAGAACAAGTAGCACAAACCCTACTTGAAGAACCTACAACGGTAACCATTGGGGGCGAAGCGTATAAAGTCGCTCCGCCCTCTATTTTTACCCTCGTAAGGGCTTCAAAGTATATCAGCAAAATACCTACCGACACTATTAGTGAGGGGAATATATTCGGTTCAATCATACACAATGCTGAAGAGTATGAAAATATAGCGTGGGCTATATCAGCAATCGTATTAGGTGATAATTTTACCGAAGTAGAAACTTATCCTAAATGGCAGTTTTGGAAAAGAAAAAAGAACGTAACCAAAGGCGAAAACCTCGTTAAAAAGCTAATGAAAGCCCCCATTAATGAAGTATCAACAGCTTTCTTTAAAGTGTTAGGGCAAATGGATATACGCGCTTTTTTCGTCATTACCACTTCCCTCAAAGGAATGATGATAACCAAACCGACGAAGGAGGTGGTGAACGAAACGACAGCATCTGGGGACTTGTAGGCTCATTCGCTAAACAGTACAGACTCACATTCGACTACGTGCTCAAAGAAATGAGTTATGCTAATGTAATGCTTTATAGTGCTGTTATCCCCTCTTATGATTATGATAAGGATAAAGACACAAAAAAAGCACCTCAGAAATCAGAAAAACGCACCAGCTATGGTGATTTCCTATCAAAAATAAAATCCACAAATATTTAACTATGCAACCACAAGACGGGGCTCTATTATTCCAAGTAAGTGCCGACCAATCACAGATACAAAAAGATGTCGAGGCTATCAAAAAGCAATTCGAGCAAATGACACGCAAAGCCGTTGAAGAGGGTAAAAAGCAAGCCGATGTATGGCAAACCCTTCTCAAAGGCGCAACCGCCTATTTTACACTACAAGGCGCGCAATCATTCATTAGCCAAATGGTAGCTGTACGATCACAATTTCAGCAACTCGAAATATCTTTTGGCACTATGCTCAAAAGCAAGGAGAAAGCTAACGAATTAATGGCGCAACTCACCGACCTTGCTGCTAAAACCCCTTTCGGATTGGAAGAAGTATCTGAGGGAGCAAAAAAGTTATTAGCCTTTCAAATACCCGCACAAGAGGTAACCGAAACACTTCGCCGTATGGGCGATGTAGCTTCAGGATTAGGTGTACCTATGGGGCAACTCATTCACGTATATGGACAAGTCAAAGCACAAGGCAAGTTAATGACCAATGACCTATACCAGTTTATGAATGCAGGTATTCCTATCATTGCCGAATTGAGTAAGGTTGTAGGTAAGAGCGAAACCGAAATCAAAGATATGGTTAGTGCGGGCAAAATAGGATTTACAGAAATACAAGCCGTTATTAAGAATATGACTAATGAGGGTGGTCTATTCTATAACCTAATGGCAGAGCAAAGCAAATCATTAGGCGGGCAAATATCCAATTTGCGTGATAATTTCGACCAAATGCTTAATGAGATAGGGAAATCAAGCGAGGGGATTGTATCGGGAGCAATAAAAGGCGTTTCTTTCTTGGTAGAAAACTATGAGACTATCGGCAAACTCATTGCGGGGCTTATCGTTTCTTACGGAACATATCGAGCAGCACTCATCGCTACAGCCGCTGTACAGCAAGTAGTAGCAGCGCGTACAGCAGGAATGACTGTTGCCGAAATGGCTCATTATACGTGGTTGGTACTTGTTGAAAAAGCCCAAAAACTCCTCAATCTTACAATGCTTGCTAACCCTTATGCTCTTGTTGCAGGTGCGTTGGTAGGATTAGCTACCGCCTTATGGTCTCTTAAAGAAAGTACAGATGCTAATGCCGAAGCAACCGAAAGACACAATCAACTACGCAAGGAACAAGCGGATGCTATTGATGAAGAGAAAAACAGAATTAGCAATCTAATATCTACTATTCAAGATGAGACTAAATCTTGGAATGAAAGAAATAAAGCTTTTTTAGCACTTAGAAATAGTACAGATGGAGTTCTGAACAAGTATAGCACGCTAAATCAGATGTTGCGTGAAATGTCTCAGGTTCTAAAAGATATTAATGGTCGTTATGAGACTATGAATGAAAAAATGTCTCGTGATGCCGTTAAGAAAACTAACGACTTGATTAAATCAAAAGAGGAACAAATTAAGAAGTTAGAAGAAGAGATAAAACGAACTGCCAGCAGCGATCGCCGTACCGCTCTTAGAATGGATATAGCAAACATTAGAAAGGGTATTGAACAAGATGAACTTCTAAAGCAAAAACAAAAAAGGGAAGTCGTTAAAAATGATGTTAGCAACTATGAAAGCGCACTTTCAGGCAAAAGCCTTGAACAAATACAAGCAGAAAAAAAATTAATCATAGAAGCCTATAATCTAAGAAAAAAACAAGCGAAAGACTCTATCGCTAATCACTCTATTGCAAAAATAGACAGCAACAACCCTTATTTAAAATACGACTGGAATGAACTCGGAATGTTCAATGAAGCTACCGAACGACAAATCAAACTCAAACAGCAGGAGAATAAACAAATCTATGACAAAAACAAACTACTTGCCGATAGTGCTAAATACGAAAAAGAAATAAATGCACTTCAACGCAAAAACATTAAAGACGACAAAGATTTTGCCGATATAGAGCAAAAAGTAAAAGCCAAAGAAGAGGTAGATAAAATCCTTGAGAGCAAATTCGGATATAAAAAATCAGGCGCAAAAACCGCTAAAACCATCAAAAACTCCCTCCCAGAGTTCGACACCGAAAAAGCCCAAAGAGACCACAACCGCCAAATCCAAGACGACCTTTTTGCACGTGAAGAATCTCGCATTAAGATAATGCAAGACGGGGCGGACAAACGCTTTGCTATCATACAATTAGAGTACGACAAGCAAGAAGAAGAAATCAGAAGACGTTCAGAAGACCAGTTAGCCGCATTCATCGAAACCGAAAAACAAAAAGCTGAAGCACAAGGCAAATGGAAAAAAGGACAAGCGTTTGACACCAATACCGAAGCTATCAATGCCGAAAAAGCCCGCATTGCTGAAAATGAAAAAGTGCTTTTAGCCTCCAATGCCGAGTACCAACGTATGCAGCAGGAACAAGTATATAAGGACTTATTAGAAAAGTACCAAACATACACCGACCAGCGCAAAGCTATTGAGGAGAAATACAATGCCGATATAGCCGCCTTACAAGCCAAATTAGGTGCGGACGCTCCACAAGTCAAAAAAGCACAAGATGAAAAAGCACGAGAACTCAAAAAGTTAGATATACTCTACAAAAAAGAGGGTACAGCCATTGCTAAATTGTTCGACAACCTGCGCAAAAAGACAGTCAAGGAAATACGCCAAACCATAACAGAGGCAGAAGCTGAAATTGACGAGTTAGCAAAGGTGCTCAATATGGACGATAACGCCAATGTAGAGTTTATAACCAATCTCAAACAGCAACTCGAACAAACAAGAGAAACCGCTGATCGAAGTGATACGGTATTCGGCAAACTTGGTACAAATATCAAAAATCTATTCAAAGCCAAGCCCAACACTGCTGAATGGCAGGAGTCATTCAATGGTATGTTGTCATCTGCTCAATCAATTACTGGGCAATTTGGACAGTTAGGACAAGAGTTTGAGCGATTGGGACAAAGTACGGGAAATGATAGTTTAAAACGCATAGGTCAAACGATGCAAAATGTAAGTAATGTTCTCAATCGTACATTCTCCTTTGCTCAGATAGGAGGACAAGTTGGAGGAGGTTGGGGTGCCGCTATTGGAGCGGTAGCAGGCTTAGTAGTATCGGGTCTTGAAAATGCCGCTAAAGTCCGTATAGAACACGAAAGAAAATTACAAGAGATAGCTAGCGCAAAAATAGCACAACAACGTGATTATAACCAACTTCTTTTTGAAGAAAAAATGCTTCATAAAGAAAACACTTCTATATTTGGAACAAAAGAAATATCTAATGCTTTAGATAACTTAAAAGAATATCAAAGACTAATTAAAGAAGTTAGGGATAATACACCTTTAGGACAAGATGAGTTTCTAGAAGACACACTAAAAACATACGGGGAAGAAGCATACAAAACATTCAAAGGGTTAAGAATAGCATATCCAACTGGACTAGAAAGTATTAATATAGCAACTGGTAGCGATACGACAGGTCATTTGTTTTGGAAAAAAAATCATACTATTTATAAACGATTAATAGATGAGTATCCTGAAATAACTAAAGGAGCTAATGGGTTTAATTTAGAGTTAGCTAAAAGCATTGTTAATAACAAGGAGTTTGAGGGATCAGGAAAACAAGCACTTCAAACTATTATAGCACAACAAGAACGAGCAATAGAAACACAAAAAAAGTTTGATGAGTATCTTAAAAATACATTTGGGGAATTAGGAAACTCCATAATAGATAGTGTTATAAATTCATTACAGAAAGGGGAAGATGCTTTTGAAAACTTCTCTAAATCAGTTGGGAATGTAATTAGTAAGCTTGGAAAACAATTAATGTATGAATTGTTTGTTGCTGAAGATTTTAAAAATTTCCAAAAGAAAATCACAGAAGCATCTAAAAAAGGAAACAGTGAGGAATTTGCTAAACAATCATCTAATCTTGTAGCAGAGTTTGGTAATAGTATGAAAGGAAAAATAAGCCAGATGCAAGATTTTATTCGTATGTGGAATGATATGAGCAGTAAAAATGGTTTTGACTTTCTTAATGAACAACGCCAAGCAGTAGAAAAAGGTTTTGCACGAATGAGCCAAGATAGTGCCGATGAATTGAATGGACAATTTAGATTGCAAACTCAGTTAAGTGCCGAAATAAAGAATGCTGTTTTACAAACCGCTAACTTCATTAGAGAAATGCACGAATCTATGCAAAGCAATTCCGCTCAACAACTAAGACACCTTGCAGGGATAGAAGCTAATACTTACAAGTTAAACAAAATGGAAACAGACCTTGCAGGGGTTAAAAGAGGTATAGATGAACTCACTACCAAAGGAATAAAAATGCGTACATAAAAAAAGCCCTCGTTATGAGGGCTTTTATCATTTTTACCAATCATCTTTATCTTGTTTTTTTACACTATTTACTACATTTTGTATTAGTGTGTTAAAAAACATTTCAATACTTTTCTTTGAACTTTCATCTTTTAATTTACCTTCTTTATTAAAAGTGCTATAAGTTCCAAACATTCCTCCACCACCAACTAATGAATAGGTATTGTTATTATTAAAACTATCTCCTTTTGTTTTTCCTATAATAGGGGTATTTATTCTAATTTTATTATCTTTAAAATCTATGGTCATAGTGTACTCTAAATCAAATTTACGATTACAACCTCCCATAAAATTACCATAGCAAATGCCATTTTGTTCAATTCCATTAATAGAAATTATCTTCCCCTCAACCTTACTTAATGCATCTTTAGCAGACACATAATGACTCGTAAGAGCAGTAAGGACACTAACATATAATTCACTAGCTGTTTTTCCTTCAAAATTATAAACAAGATAATTTTTGCTTTGGTCTTTTTCATCGACCATTCCATCCTTTGTTAAAATAAATTGGCTAAATCCTATATAAGGAATAAAAGCCATTAGTAATAATACTATTCTTTTCATTGGTATATTAGTTTTGTTTTGGGCAAAAGTAGGAATATATTTAAAATCAATAATCATTGAAGAAAAAACGATAGTGATAAGAAGAGTTTAATATTTTTATTATCAATAAATTAAAAGTGTACCCAAAAATAAAATACAAAAAAATCAAAAAATTATATACAATTTCATTTATTTTTTATATATTTGCGCCGTAAAAAATATATCTGTTGCAGCAGATATATTTTAGGTAGTGGGATTTGTCTTAATTTTTTGAATAAAATGAAAAATAAATTTTTAGACGGGACAAAGGTACAAAATTTTGTCCAATCCTACAAGCGAAAGCTTGCAAAAAAAGATATATTCGTTACTGAATGTACTGAAAAAGGGCTTATTAAGTTCTTTAATGCTTTTGAAAACGCTAAAGAAAAGTTTAGTTTAACTATGAAACTTTTCCCTCCACAATCAAGAAGTAGAGGCTTTGAAGCAAGCGTTTTTCAAACTTGTTTATTAGGTGAACTCCAAAAAGTTTTTCCTGAAAAATGGAAGTTTTGGAAATACAAACGATTTGTAATAACATTCTGTGGACACTCTTTACTGTTTAAAAAGTTAAACAAAAAAGGTATGCCTATGAATATAAAAACAAATGCCAATCAGTCTATTATAAACCAAATGCAGACCCAACTTTTTGACCCTACTGACTACGAAAATCCTATTGTATTTTTCGGTTGGGAAAAGAGCAAATCTGGTGATTTGATAAATCCTCATTTTGTCTATATAGACGAGGGAAAAATAAAATGGAGACTTCGTAAAGATGAACTAACATCATTAAATGCTCCTACTATATTAATGCCTAATAAAACTGGAAGATTGCTACCTAAAGTTAAAGAGCAATCTAAACGTAAAAAGGCTATTTAGTATTATTGTTAAACCTACAAATCCTACTACCTTTTTTTACAAAAAAAACGAATGGTAATTATATAAAAAACATCTATGAAAGTTAATCACAATCAGCTTACCCTTGCAAGGGAATACAGAGGGCTGACGCAAACAGAATTGTCAAAAGCGGTGCAAGGGCTTTCACAATCTAATTTATCCAAGTTTGAAAAAGGACTTGGTGGGTTATCCGATGAGATTTTGGAAAAGATATTTAATGTGTTGCAATTTCCAAAGGATTTTTTTGAACGCAAAATATCAGTAGAATTAGAAACAGCTAACTATCGTAAAAAAAACACCATTCCAAAATCAATTATTCAAGACTTTGAAACATCTTGTACATTCATCGGTTATATTATTGACGAAATGTCAAATTCTATTGATTATCCTGATTTTTCACTTAAAACCTTAGATATTGAAGACGGATATACTCCAGAAGAGATTGCCCAATTCACACGCAAGGATTTTAGAATATTCAACAATGAACCTATTGAGGATATTTTTAGAATTATAGAGGATAAAGGAATTATCATTTATGAACTAAATGCTAATGAAAAGTTTGATGCTATATCGTTATTTACTAAAAAAGGATTTCCAGTAATAGTGTTGAATAAAAGACTTCCTAATGATAGGAAACGCTTTACATTAGCCCACGAATTAGGGCATTTGATAATGCACACAGCTTTCCCAGTGCCAAACATTAGAGACAAAGAGCAAGAAGCTAACGATTTTGCTTCTGAATTTCTAATGCCTGAAAGAGCGATAAGGAACTCATTAGAGGGGCTCAAACTTTCAAGTCTAAGCGCATTAAAAAGCTATTGGCTAACCTCAAAAGCTTCAATTATCAGGCGCGCATACTCATTAGGGGTTATTAATCAAAATAAATATAAATATTTCAACATTGAACTGAGCAGAATAGGAGAGAAGAAAAATGAAAAAGGTAGTGTGAGTATAGATGAGGCTATAACGTTTGATATGGCTGTAAAATTACACTTAAAAGAACTTGAGTATACTTATGATGATTTAGCAAACGCTTTTGATCTTCCTGAAGATGTCATCCAGAGATATGTATTAAAGCAAAATCTATTCTTAAAACCAAAATTAACCATAAACTAAAAAAGCCCCAAGTAAGGGGCTTTTTTTATATCTGTATTTCTAATTGTTTTAATCTCTCACGTTCCTTTTTAGCCCTATTTACTTGGTAAATAGCTGTTGTATTTTGGTTAGTGTGCGAAGCTAAAAGCATAGCCGTATCGCTGTCTAAATTATCAAGCATATAGTGTTTGAGGGCGTAAAAATCAGCCTCAATACCTAATTTATCTTTTACGTGTCGCTTCCAAAAGCGTGTAACAATCTCGGTATGCCCCATTTTCTTGTTAGGTACAAAATCAAGTGTAAAAATATAGTCGTTATCACTTTTACACTTGCTGCATATCTCTTTCCAAAATTCTAATGCAGGGGATAGTATCACCTTTGTACATCGTTTGTATTGTCCGCCTTTTTCAAGCAGTATTACAAACTCTTGTTTATCCAAATCTACATCTTTGCGTTGTAATCTGAAAAGTTCGGTATTACGCGCCCCTGAATATAGGAAGATCATCATATACCTATAAAAATCAGGATTGATAAATCGTACGTGATTTTTTACTTTTATGAGTTCGTCAGCAGTAAGTATAGTGCGGACTTCTTTAATCACCTTTTTAGGGTATATGTCTCTAGTAATATTAGCCTCGCAACATTCATATTCTATCAACTCACGGTATAGACTTGAAAAGTATATCACAAACCTATTGTAATATTTGTCGGATAGTCGCAACCAGTCCAGCATTCGCTTCAAATCTACCCTACGCAAATCCTTTATTTTTACCGTCTGCAAATTGAGGGCTTCACACGCCTTTTCAAGTCTATTAATAGCGCATTGTATTTCGTATAGGTGTTTTTTAGTACCTACTTTTATTTCCAATGCACGCCTAAAAGCCTCAATAAAGTGCAATTCAGGATAAAGTCCTTCCTTATGTACTTGTACGTACTTTTTGAGAATAGGATTGAATCCATTATTAAGTTGATGAGGAATGTTTTTAAGAAGAAAAGAAATCATCGCTTTTCGCTCCTCTATAGTATTAGGTCTGTTAGCCTTTTTTCTATAAGGAAAGCCTTTGGGATATTTTTTTTCAAAACGAGGGTCAAAGAAAACGCATTGCACGTACCAATCTTTATCCAAGTCTTTTTTAGTAGCTTTTTGCCAGTTAGCAGGGGACACCCATAGTTCGGAGTAGCTACACCCATCGAGTGTTTTTGTAACCATAATGTAATTATTTTAGATTGACGTTTACCTTGTCGATTTTGAATAATTACAAATGGGATTATCGTACTAAAAATAAAAGGTAACGCTTTGAGTGGAAGTGCGTTACCTTTATTGCTCCCCCTACTGGACTTGAACCAGTGACCCTCTGATTAACAGTCAGATGCTCTAACCAACTGAGCTAAGGAGGAAT